TGACCCCGATGATAAGATCAGCGGCGGGCAAGGCTTTGTGTACGCATCAAGTATCGTCGTTGCTATGAAGAAGCTCAAGCTCAAGGAGACGAAGACGGCAATAAGATCAGCGAAGTGCGAGGTATTCGTGCAATGTGTAAGGTCATGAAGACTCGTTACGCAAAGCCCTTTGAAACTGTGCAGGTCAAAATCCCATATAGCACAGGCATGAACCCTTATTCAGGGTTGCTTGACATGTTTGAAGGTATGGGACGATTAAAGAAAGAAGGCAACTCTCTCGTTTACACCGCGCTAGACGGAACTATCATCAAGAAGTTCCGCAAGGCTTGGGAAGCAAACACCGATGGTTGTCTCGACATCATGATGAATGAGTTTGATAAAAAGCCAGAACCTGAGCTAAGTATCGTTACTGATGAACAGGAGAACGGTGAACAATGAGCGTAGGACTTATTCATGAAGTATGGAAGACACTCAAATCAAGCATTGAGATAGGTGACCCAGATGGTGCCGCAGAACTTCTTGTCAACTATTTGATTGAAGAAGATTACTCACCCAATGAGATTAAGAATACTTTTAAGGGCGATTCTTATATCAAAGGTGCGCTAGAGTTTTACCTAGAGAGTCCGGAAGACGGGCACTATCACAAAGAGGAAGAAGAAGACCTCTTCGATCCTGATCTTTATTTTGATGACGAAGATAACGATTACTAATGACTTGGTACAACAAAATCACTGATGACTTAGGAGTACTCCCCGACTTCATCACTTACTACGAAAGTGAGTTGTTGAAGGCAAGAGCCGAAGTCAAAGTGTACGGAAAGGTAGAGGCTAACATTGCTGCTCTTCCGGGTATCACCGAGTACCGTTTCAATCAACTACAAGAGATTGAAGCGGTACTCAATTTTCTTAACATTCAACTGCGAAAGATTCGTAGAAAGCATTTTCAAAAATACCTCGAAAATTACAATCGCGTCCTAACTTCACGAGACGCTGAAAAGTATGTTGACGGCGAGCAAGAGGTCATCGACTTCGAAGTTCTCATCAACGAGGTTGCGTTGCTGCGAAATAAATGGCTGGGCATTCTAAAAGGAATTGACACTAAGCAGTGGCAGTTAGGCCATATTGTTCGTCTAAGAACCGCTGGCATGGAAGACATCACAATTGGGTAAGTTGAGTCTTGCTTTTTACTCACAATCCTTTAATGTGAAGTCATAGGAGATACAAGTGACTCAAATTAGTGAACTACAAGCTGTTGACGCCGACGGCCCGGACTGGGCGGATGTCTTTGCTAAAGCGGCAGAGCCAACCGTCAACACCGATGAGGACCCGTTGCTTCTTAGCTGCGTTCATCATCGACTGGCTATACAAGACCCCTATACCGCAATTAGCCATGATTTCATGTCTAGGGTAATCCAAGTACAGATAACCGATGAAGATCGGGTTCTTGCAGAGACCATTCGCAGACATTACAATGATAAGATTGTTTTGACTACGTTGAGAGGTGATCGTATCACTCCGTTTCGGCAAGATTTGGCTTGTTTCCTGAGCAGCGATACTAAGACAGTTGATGGAAAACACCAATTTTCTTCTAAGTATATTGGCATGCTATACAAGCTACCTTATTTCTATCACTACGATAAGGAACTTCATTCAGTGTTTGGCGGCGAGTATCATCCACTCAAAGGTGACGAACTCAACTATCATACTGAAGATAAGCAGCTAACCTACATCAAGAAAGTTACATCTTATCGTAAGGGGCATAACCCGCACGAGTATTGGTTTCGTGATCACAAAGATGATCGCTTTATGTTGAGTGTGGAAGCTCGTAGTCCCCTAGATGACTTGTTCGATCATTACCTACGTAATAGCAACACCATTACAGTGAAGGGTAACTTCAGGGCTGCACGTAAAGATACATTAGAATACTACAAGGCCCAGTTTTGGACTTTGAATGTATCACATGATGACAAAGTAAATTAAAATGCAAAAGCCGACAAAGAGTACAAAGTAGAACTATAATGCTGACGGTATACATTTCAGTGAGTGCTACTATATTCTTAGTATCCTGTTTTTGCGCTGGATATATTACAACAAAAGACTACATGCGAATCAACTTCATGGGGTATGGTGCTCTTTTAGCGTTGGTTTGGCCGCTGGTCTTTGTCGGCGCATGTATTCTTGCACCGTTTTGTCTCTCTTATTATCTTGGGAAGTATGTACAAAGCCTAAAAAACAAAAATCTATCCAACCACAAACCATAAGCAATATTGCTTTTTTAAACATAAAGGACTATAAATGAATATTATTATTATGATGACCGCAGCTGGTGTGCTGGCTCTTCTCACACTTACGCTGCTACTTGCAGTTATTTGGCGACGTGTTGTTCCCACCAACATGGTCCATATTGTGCAGTCAACTAAAAAGACTGTGTCGTATGGTCGAGGTCGGGAAGCAGGCAATACCTACTACGCCATTCCATCGTTTATTCCTCTCTTCGGTATCACGGTTACTCAGTTCCCCGAATCTATCTTTGATATCTCGCTTCGGGATTATGAAGCCTATGATACTGGTCGTCTGCCGTTCGTGGTTGACATCAAGGCATTCTTCCGAATTGCCGACAGTCAGATCGCCGCTCAACGAGTTGCCAACTTCCAAGAGCTTCAGGGCCAACTGATGGGCGTTCTACAGGGTGCTGTTCGTGGTATTCTTGGCAATGATCGCCTCGAAAATATCATGCAAGATCGTTCGACACTCGGTGAAAAGTTTACTAAAGAGGTTAACGACCAACTTCAGGAGTGGGGTGTTACCACTGCTAAGATGATCGAGTTCATGGATATTCGCGACAGCACAGGTTCACAGGTTATTCAGAACATGATGGCCAAAGAAAAGAGCCGGATCGAAAAGGAAAGCCGTGTTACAGTTGCTGACAACATCCGTGAAGCAGAAATGAAAGAGATTGAAGCTAAGCGTGAGATTGCACTGACTCGCACACAAGCTGAACAGCAGGTCGGTATCCGGCAAGCTGAAGCCGATAAAGAAGTTGGTATCGCTAAGGAAAAGTCTCATCAAGAAGTACAGACAGAAGCGAAGATTACTACTGAACGGGTGATGGAAGTCAGAAAGGTAGAAGAAGTAAAGACTGCCGAAATCGCTAAGGACGTTGCTGTAGTTAAGGCTGAACAGGACAAGCAGGTCCAGGTTGTTAACGCCGATGCTGAAAAAGAGTCAACAGTTCGTATCGCGACGGGTAAGCTCGATGCTACTAAGAAGGACGCAGAGGGTATTGCTGCTATTGGTACTGCTAAGGCTGAAGCCGAAAGGCAAATGCTCCTGGCCCCTGTTAACGCTCAAATCACACTCGCAACAGAGATTGGTTCGAACGAAGGCTATCAGGCATACCTCATCGAAGTTCGTAAGGTGGAAGCTTCGGAAGTCGTGGGTAAGGAAATGGCTATGGCTATGGCTAAAGCCGATCTTAAGGTCATTGCTAACTCTGGATCAGTTCAGAACGGAGTCGCTTCGCTCGGTGATATCTTCACTCCGTCAGGCGGTACTTCGATTGCTGGCATGCTCGAGGCTCTTAGCCAAACAGACCAAGGCAAGGCACTTGTTGACGGCGTAGTTACAAAACTCAATACTGCCCCTAAAGCAAAGTAAGTAAAACAAGCAGAGCAGGGGTCATTGGCCCCTGCTCTTGCTAAAGGCTCGCTGGTCAAGATTTCGGTTGACATCGGTTACCTGTTTTGCTACAAAGAACATATAGCAAGGAGACACACTATGACTAATCGCACTCACCAATATCGTTACCGTAATCGCGTCAAGGAACTCCCAGAAGGCTTCTTCTCTAGCATGCCTCTGTTCTTCAAGGTATGGTTCCTTTTTGTGTTTGTCGGCGTCCTGACTGTTTTCGGTCTGGTCGGCTACACTTTCTATAGTGTTATTTCTGATCCGAATTCTGTCGCCCGTGAAGCTGGACAACTTCTCGGTGAAGCGGCAAAGGGCTATAACGAAACTGCTAATACGATCAACCAGTAAGGTTTTACATCGTGGGTTATCGTATTCTTCGTGATCGTGATGCTAAGTACCAACCCCGCAAGGGTCTTGAGGGCCCTTTCTTCTATCCCAGCGGTCGGGTAACCTACTATGACCCCAAAGAGGGGGCGTACTGGGACCCGACTACCGACTTCTACCTCTCATATGAGGAATCCGCAGAACTAAAAAATTCTGTTTTTGATGTAATCAAAGCTTGACTTCTACCTGAAGCCTAGCTATAGTAGCTATATTGAAAAGCACACACGGAGCGCACATGCCTACGATAAACATCAAGCTCGGCGAGTATCGCAATCAGCCTGTCGTCAACAGGCAGTTCAAGCTCGTGAAAGGTTTTCAGATCGGCAAAAAGGGAAGCTATGTGACCGTTAAGAACGAGGGTCATTTTCCTGTTGCTATCGATGATATCAAGATCAAGGTGAATAGCATTTCTGATTTTGAATTTATTGAAGGTGAACCTGCGCTGGAGTCGGTCACTCCTGTAGCTAAGGTCGATGAGACCGATGAAGAAGCGATGGACCGCATTGCTACTCGTTTTGAGATCCTCGACGAAATGGCATCTGCTTGCATTCGCGGTGATGTTCGTGCGTTGATCGTTTCAGGTCCTCCGGGCGTAGGAAAGTCTTTCGGCGTTGAGCGGCAGCTTGAGAAAGCGGCTCTGTTCGATCAACTCGCTGGCAACCGCGCCCGCTTTGAAGTTGTCAAGGGGGCAATGACTGCTCTCGGGCTGTATGCCCTACTGTATAAGTACAGCGACAAAAAGAACATCCTCGTGTTCGATGACTGTGACAGCGTGTTCGGTGATGAACTTACCCTGAACATTCTCAAGGCTGCACTTGACAGCGGCAAGCGTCGTCGCATCTGCTGGAACTCTGACTCCCGTCTGCTGCGTGACGAGGGCATTCCGAACAGCTTCAACTTCAACGGTTCTGCTATCTTTATCACTAACCTAAAGTTCAGGAATGTTCGCTCCAAGAAGTTGCAGGATCACCTTGAGGCGCTGGAGTCTCGTTGTCACTTCCTCGATCTGACGATTGATAGTGAGCGTGACAAGATGCTTCGCATTCGCCAGGTCCATCGTGACGCTGACGTTACGGGCGGGCTGTTCGCGGACTATCGGTTTGGGGCTGATGAAGGTGATCAGGTGTTTGCGTTCATGGAGCAGAACGCCAGCCGTCTGCGCGAACTGTCGATTCGTATGGCTCTCAAGATCGCTGATCTTGTCAAGATGTCCCCGACGAAGTGGCAGTCGCTTGCTGAAAACACTGTGATGAAGCACACTTAACTCAACATTCGCCTAAACTAATAGGGGGCTTCGGCCCCCTATTTTTACCTTTATGATTGCTAAAATCAATATACGGTGCTATGATAAGATATGGATTGTAAAGAACACCTACTTCACTTCTTCCTGCAAGGCAAAATAAGCTTGAGTCAGTATGACTACAAGTTTATGGCTAACCTACAGACTATCATCCAAAACAAGATGAGAGTTACTTCCAATCAGGTTGACTTATTCGACAGGCTGATCATCAAGTATACGAAGCAACTGTCTAAGGCAGTTCCGATCAAGGAAAACTTGAAGGACCTTCCTTGGAAGGTGATGGTCGTAGAAAGCACATCTGAATATACAGGTGCAAATGTATCTTTGTTCGAAGATGTTATCACTCTCAAGGTCCCGTTCAACAAGACGTTTATTTCTTCCTTTCGTGAGGTCAAAGGTAATCCCTTTACGTGGATCAAGGAAGAAAAACTGTACCGAGCGCCGTTCAGTACAGTCGCGTTTAAATTGTTGTATCATACTCTACCCAAATACTTTAAGATTGTAAAGTACTGCGACACGCTGGGAAGAATATTAGAAGACTTGAAGCAGTATGAAGGGTTGATCTGGGAACCTACGTTGATGAATATTAACGGCAGGATCGTCATGGGCGCAGCTAATCCTGCTGCTATAGACCATATCAGTAACATTGATTTGAACATTACTGCTGATACTCTTTATAAACTATCTCGCTACCAGTTTCCGGCACAT